TGATGGCAGTAGTGTTGAGTTAATTGTAGACAGTATTTATATGAATGTTCAAGATTTAGACGATTAATACTTGTCTGAAGTCCGCACAAGCCTCGTGGTGCGTTTTAAATTGATTGGGTGAGGGGTAACCTACCCTTTTTTATTTACCTCATAATGCTCAATTACTTTCATGTCATCAAAAATAACTTGAGTAATTTTGTCTTTTCTTCCTAGTCTTGAATATAACAAGTATGCAGTAGCCTTTTTATAATTGCCTTTTCCTTTTTTAAAATTATTATCTTTTAATTTTTTTTCTGTTAAAGCTAACAACTCTTTTCTATTAACAATCATCCAAGTATTTTCTCTTTCAAACACTATGTAATCTGCATTTCCTTTGACCCATCCTTTATTGCCAGATACATTTGTTCCTTCTACCCAAACAGATTCCATTATGCCAGCTGTTGGACTATGCTTTAATCTTGGAGCACTTTTTACATCAAACTTCATTGCTTTATCTAAAATATTTATTAAAACTCCAACAACATCCCAATGCTCGTATATATCTTGATATTTAGTTGCATATGTAAAATTACTTAAAAAAGAATCAGCAAACCTAGCTTCTGCATTTTTTCCATAGCTAAAACAATAATCAAATCGTTTATGCAAAAATTCTCCTCCCTACAATAGTTAAAAGATTATCAGTTGCTAAATCTAAATTTCTCTCATAGAATATAGGCTTGTTTCCTTTAAGCCATCTGTAATAAATAGCTTTCTTTTGTTCTATAGGTAAGCTGTCTATACAAGCATTAACTATTTTTACATTATTTTTATCAGACTCATCTACCATATGTTCAAACACATCAGAGGTAGACTCTCCACCGCTAGAAAGATAAGATACTTTATTAGGGTAGCCTAACCTATGTGAATCTTTCTTCATCCACCTAGACCAATCTTCTAATATAACCATTAGCCTTTCTATCCTCAACCTATTCCCCAATCTTTATTAATTCTTCTGATTTGTTTAGATGTCATAGCTTTAGGTAATTTAAAGTTGCCATTTTTTTCAAGCCTTTCTAACACACTAATGCCAACCCCAGCATAATCTGCAATTCTTTTTCTACTTGCTTCTGGTTTTCTTTCTATAAAATCTTTAGCTCTTTCTTCAAATGCTTTTAATTCATCACTTGTATAATTACTTCTTTGCTTTTCCATATAAATCTCCTTAACTTATATCAACAATTCTACTAACCCATTTGTTATCTTTCTTGTGCCACCCCTCTACAAGTAACACCCAGTTAGCATCACGCAGATGGCTGATAGCATCACTATTTTCCATCTTCTTTACTCTAGCACTAATATTACTGTAGCTAGTAACTTGTAATCCCACTGTGTTTCCTTTTGTATCTATTGCTAGTATATCTATAATGCCAAACAAGTCTTGCCTAATTTTAGCAAATGCGTTCCACCTTTCTACTATTGTTACGAGAGGATATTCTTCTTTTTCTCTTAATCTTTTTAATGTCCGCTGTGTCGGTGATATTGCCATCTTTATCCTTTTTGTTGTTAAAAATCCTATCAAAATTATCAGCAAACTTTTTATCGTCTGTTGGTCTGCGACTGCTTCCTTTACCCATTACTTATTTCCCTAACACAAGTTCTGCCACGCCAATCAGCATAGTGTATATCTGCATAGGTAAATGCTTCTTGGCATGAGTTGAACGAACCAGCATAAACATTTCCTGATGGCATACCACTTAAACTTACTAATAAAATAAATTCAATCATCATCTTCTCCTATAAAGGTTCTTGTATCTACTCCAACAAAACCACAACTTTGCCCTTCTCTAATCGTATCAAAATCAAATGGGTTAATATCTACATGATTTGGTGGTAGCAATGTGTATTCTTTTAGAGTGCAACTTGCTGCTTTATGTTGTGAGCAGTTCTCTTTAAAGTATTGCATAGCAATAGTACAATTATCAAAGTTACCTACATATTCTAAATCATCATAATTACCACTTAAACTTACAGTCAATATAAACAAACCTTCAGCTAACATAAATTACTCCTGAAATTTTCCTTTAGTAATAACCCTTCCTGTTGATTCATGAATAATATAAAATTCTTTTTTGTTGTATGTCATGGTGTAATGATACCCTTCCCAAATCCACTTATGGTCTTGTAGTTCTTCTTTATTTTTTTTTAGTATCTCTTTACCCTTTGTCATTTTTTTTCACTCCAATTTACATATACTATTGTTTCACAATTGGGACAACTAAAATTAGACATAATTAAATATTGCTTATCATCTTCGTCATCATTGTCATGGTCGCCACCCCATATCATCTCTATATCTTTACACTTTGGACAACTTATCATCTTTATCCTTTTTTTTATTCTTACATACTCCGCTCATGTTATATGTGCCAACCTCTGATATTAAGCTACACCACCATAGTTTCCCATCATGGTAACAAGCATATTTATCACACACATTACATAGATGTGCTTCTCTCAAATCAATCTTCGTCATGGAGTTCATCTAATTGTTTGTCAATTAAAATTTCTTCCATAGTTTTTAGTTTTTCTGTGTCGTTTTCTACATGAGCAATCAAATGGTTTATATACCATTGAGCTTTTTTAAGGTCATTCACACCATCTTTATTTTTCCACCGCCACAAGTACTTCATAATGTTTCCTGTGTCAGTAGCTTCTATCCCTGTTAATCCTTCTACTACCCCTTCTATGCAGTCAATACACTCCAAGCCTTTGTCAGACTTATAATGCTTTGGGTTTACTAAATAATCAGTCATAAATTTTCTCCATTTATACAAGTTTCATGTTGCTTTCTTACAAACACTTTACTGCCTGGTGTAGCACTCTTAAACAACTGTCCTTTAGTGTTACATATATAATTAAAATGATTGACATTATATAAAGCATAAATATCCCACACTTTAAAACAAACAGCAAGGCTAATTATATAAACTATTAACCCTTTAGTAAAAATATTCTGAATCCATTTCATCATTTTACTTACTCCTTTTTAATACATTTTCACTGTAATTTAGTTAGCTTACAAAGTAAAATACTGCTTTATCAACTAACTAAAGGACAACTTATTATGTGGACAACACCATCAGCTACAGAAATGCGATTCGGTTTTGAAGTAACTATGTATGTTATGAACAAGTAATTATTAAGATTGGGGGATTTTACTCCCCCTCTCTCCCCCTAGTTAAAATGGTACATCATCCTTCATATCAGTAATTGTTTCTACTGGTGCAGATGTAGTGCCACCCTCATAAGGTTCACTTACCTGCCCACTCATAAAAGTATTACCTGCTTTAGACTCTCTTATCCAAGCACTTAACCTCATTTCTTTACCACCTTCTAAAGTTATTGTGCCTGTATAATCAGGTCGTTTTTCATTGTCACCTTTGTCATTTTTAAAAAGTGCAAAGGTGTTTGTATTATCATACTGTTCTGCCATGCTAAATATTCTCCTTGATTGTTTTAATTTTATCATCAACTTCTTTTAAAAAGTTGCTGACACTTTCTTCACAACGACTTATCAAGTCATCATCTCTTTCAACTCTTTTAATAAAGAGCTGGTATTCTTTTGGAAATTCAGGGTGGTATGATACAAAGTCGCACCATTTCTTTCCTGTACAAGCCATCTGCCATTGCATTTGATGTATATATTTTTTAGCAATCTCGCCAGACTCTAATGTTTCTGTATGTGTTGTTGGCTGCGGGCATTTTATTTCTATCAAACCTTCCTTCCCAATTAACCCATCAGGACTAGCACCACTCATTGCTATACTAGGGTGGTCTATAAAACCAACCTCTCTAACATCTGTGCCAATGAGTAACTTCATTTTATTGGCATACTCAACCCTAGCTTCATCTTCAAACTCTACACCATGAGCCATTGCAGCGTTCATAAATAAGGGAACTACCTTATTAGTAAGCCTTTCTGTAACTAATTGCAGTTTATACTTCTTGGTGTATTGTGATTCGCCATACTTGGTTTTAACCATAATGTCATCTATCTTACTAGCAGTAACCTTACCTAATCTAGCAGAGAACCATTCAGCACTTCGTTGTTCCATTATTTTTTCTCCGCTACATCAACAGTATTTCTATTCGCCCAATCATCTAGTTCAGACTTTTTGAATATAGATATCCTTGAAGATATTTTTCTAGGACTAGGAAAGTCATCATTAACATCTTTGCTTTTAACCCAAACAGTAGACAATCCCATGCTTAAATATCTAGCTACTTCTTCTGCTCTGAAATATCTATCTTCCATTTCTTTTACTACTTTAGTTCTAGCTCTGTGTTCCATTATTTATTCTCCGCAATAATTTTTTTCATGTAATCTTCGCATAATTTTTTATCATTTTCTGATGTTAAAGTTGCATAATAATTTCTTGCATTGATAATACCCTCATCTGCATAAATGTTTTTAATATGCTCAAGAACATCATGTGGGGGGAGGTCTTCGTTAGCATAAATGTATAATCCAAGACCATGCAAAGCTATTGCCTTAACTAAACATCTCATCATTGCATTACTTAAATCATCACAATTAGGCGATTTTATAGCTTTATTGTTAAAATCAGTAACAGCAAGTTGGCAAGTCATAGGTTTTTTAAATGCTGTAACTGTGCAAAATACCAACATACTTCCATCAGGTAATGTTAATGGTTCTTTATATTCCCAGTTAGCATCAGGGTCTTGCTCAAGT